AGACAGGATAAACATGGGTGGTGCTAAAATCGCTTGCTGTTATGGCGGTGGCCGCCGAATATGATACTGTCGGGCTGCAGCTCACTGAGCTTACGGCCGGTCTGCCAGACGGCTCCCTCGATGCAGTCCGGTCCGTCGGCCGGCGCGGGGAGCTTGGGGGCAAAGAGGAGAAACTGATCCTCCAGGCGCTGCATCTGAGGGTTGCCCCTCTCGGCGCTATTGAAGACCAGCCGTCCCTGCCTTGCGAGGGGCTCGAGGGCGCCCTCGATGCGGGTGTACTTATCCATCTTGGCGCGGGCATCCGGGGCGATGGGGATCATCCCCCGCCGTGTGCCCTCGGCGACAAAGAGCGGGAGGAGGACCTGCTCATAGATCGGATCCTGGAGGGAGTTATTCTCCACGAGGTAGTAGACCGGGCATTGGTCGTGGACATAGTCTCGGATGTCGTGGTACCAGGAGACGAAGCGGGCGTTGGTCTCATGGTCGAGGTAGCCGGTGTAGATGTAGTACTTCCCCTCGTGATAGCCGACGAGGAAGACCGCCTTGTAGCTCGACTGTCGGCTCCTCGAGTTGGAGGGCGACGGGTCGCCGTAGCAGACGGCAAAGGGGAGCTCCCGGAGGGGTGGGCACTCGTCCCAGGTGAGGTCCCGGAAGACCTCGCCCTCGGAGACGGGGTTATTGAAGTACTCCTGCTGGGCGGCGGCGGTGGAGATCATCCCGAGGACGCGGTCGATGTCCGCCTCGCTATTCTTCTCCGGCCAGGTGGAGCGCCCCTCCTCGTCGCGGATATTGACGATGTCCCACTTATCCGCCTTCTCCCCGGCGCGAGTGATGCAGCAGTCCTTGGCGATCACGTTGCCACAAAAGAGGATGCGGTACTTCCCCGAGACCGAGAGCGTGGGGAAGAGAGCCTTCTCAAACCACTCCCACTTCGTCCGTATCCGGTCGGGGTTGCGCACCTCCTCATCGGTGTCGATGTCGTCGATGAGGATGAAGTCGGGGCGCGCCTCCTTATTCTTCACCCCACGGGGCGACTGACCGGCACCGATGGCGCGGAAGGAGCAGCCCCGGGAGATGGTAAACTTGTCCTCCTCCCAGTGCCCCTGCGTCGGCTGGACGCCATAGTCGTGCGTGATGCGGGGCGACCGCTCCAGCACCAGCTTGAAGGGGCGGAGCAGGTCGGTCGCCTTCTCCTGGCTGTTGGAGACGAGGAGGACATTCCGCACCTGACCGGTGAGGGCGAGGTAGATCACCTCCATCATGGCGCGGGTACTCTTGGCGAGCTCACGGGACCAGGAGCGCACCTCATACCAGCGGTCGTGCTCGAGGAGACGGCGCGTCGCCGCCCTGTGGAAGTCTGTCGCCGGGGCGGTGGAGAAGGTGGGGAAGTAGTAGCGAAACCACTCCTCCACATCCGCCTCCAGAGCCTGCACGCGCCGCCGCTGCTCCTCCACCGGCTCAGAGCTGTCCACCCCGCTCTCCTCCACGAGGGCGAGGAGATACGCCTGCCAGTCCTTGAGGGACTCTTTCTCATCGATCGTCAGCCGTCTCATCGCAGCTTACTCTGCACATAGTCATCAAATAGGGGGATGATCTCCTGCGCCTGCTCGAGGGCGTGAGGGCGGAGCCAGTCGAAGAAGCCCTTGAAGGCACTGATGATCTCCGGCAGGCCCACCTCCGTCTCCAGCTTCTGGATGGCGGTGGAGAGCTTATTGATGGTGTCCGCCTCCGCTGCCGAGGGATAGCGGTTGCCGTCCCTCCGGGCAATGGCGTCATTCATCTCGGAGAGCTGGTTGTAGAGGTTCTTGATCTGCTCCTCCTTGGGGGTGGGGATGGAGACGCGGAGCTTGTCCCACGACTCCCGCTTCACCCAGCGATTGACCGTCTGGGGGGTCACCCCGACGCGCTCGGCGATCTCCTTCTGTAGGAGATGCTCCTTGGTGTAGAGGAGCTTGGCGAGCTCCTTCCGCTGTTCGCTCTTCATGGCTAAAAGTCCATTGTCGGTAAGTCACTATCCTCATCGTCCCCTCTGCGCTCGGCGCGGGGCTGGTCTGCTGTCTCCAGCACAAGGACGGCCCAGGGCTCGTCCCAGAGTATCTCCCGGAGGGACATGCCCCGCTCGGTGCGGAGTCTCCCCACGAGACCGAAGGGGCTATGGAGACCGTCGGTCCTTACCTCCCCTCCTCGCTGTCGTGGCCCGTCCTCGGACGTGTCAGCGTCGACATCGTCACGATCGAGGCGGTAATACGTGTAAAATCCTCCACCCTCGAGAGCCTGAGGATGATGCCCCAGAGCTCCACCAGGCTGTCCGCCGTCACGTAGTGGAGGAGCCACCGCGTGAGGGGGCGGCGAAGGAGACGGATGAGCCTCCGGTCGTTGAGCACCGCGAGGGCGGTGATCTCCGCCAGCACGTCAGGTGGCGGGTCGAGGAGACGCTCCTCCAGTCGGTGCCGGACGCTGAGGCGCTCTATCTCGAGGAGGGTGCCGAGCCTGAGGTGGCGGATGCGGAGACGCACCCCGTGAGGGAGGATCCACCTAAGGGGAGGAGGGACGGGCAGCCTCCACTGCACGCCCCTCCCCAGCAGCATGTCACATGCTTCCTCTCGCATGGCGTCACCCCTTGAGGTAGACGATGTCGGCTGGCCACGTGTCGCTAGCGACGGTGGCGGTAAACTTGAAGGGGTACTTCGCCACCCCTCCCTTGCCGATGCCGATCTCCTGCTGCACGAAGCCCTCAGCTCTCGGGAGGACAAAGGCGGCACCGCTCCTGCCCTCGATCTTGAGGGCGACGGAGAGCTTCTTCAGCTTGCCGTAGAGGGCGACGCCGGTGCCGGCGGTCAGCTTGGCGCCCTCGAAGAAGCGCAGCAGATCCTCCTCCGTCAGCTCCACGAAAGAGCCGCTGATGGTGGTCGGCTTGGGGTCGTAGTCCACGTCGATGGGCGTGTCTATCTCGTGGACATAGAGCTCGTCCGTCTCCGGCTCGTCGCTCTTGATCGTGATGACGTCATCACGGAGGGTGAAGGGGCACTCCTTCCACGACGCGGTGGAGATGCCTGCCTCATCGGTGATCGGCTCCGCCATATAGAGGCGGGCCACCTTGTACTTGGCGCTGGTGATTTTGGTTGCCATATCTATTCAATTAGGAATTAGGAGTTAGCAATTAGGAATTAACCCCTCGCCCTGCGGGCTATCTCTACGAAGAGACGAGCGAGCGAGTAGAGATACGAGAGGAGGGTGACGAGACCGAGGAGCATCAGTCCCCGCTCGTACCACCGGAGGGCGCGGGGCACCTCCCGAGGCACCTCCACCGGCACCTCCCTCGTGATCGTGCGGACGGGGCGGAGGATCTCCCTCGAGGGCGTCACGCCGCTGATGCGGAGGAGTCCCTCAGGGTCCCACCTCCAGCTGAGGAGGGGGAGACCGCCGACACTCTCCACCGAAGTGACTCGGGGGCCCGTCGGGAGGCACTCGATCGCCAGTCGGAGGGCGCTCGAGTCGCCTGCGATGGTGAGGGGCTGCATCACCGTGGTGTCGGTGATGTGGATGGGGACCTCTCGCACCACGGTGCGGGAGGGGCTGCAGCTCCACGAGAGGAGGAGCATGCATAGAGTGGTGGCGAGTAGTGCGATCTTCAGCCTCATAGCTCTACCTTGGGAGACTTGCGGGCATCCATGAAAGCATCCAGCTGATTCTTGAGGCGGTCGACCTGCTTCTGGAGGCGCGTGACCTGAGCCTGGAGACGGGTATTCTCCGCCTTAAGATTGGCATTCTCGCTCTTGATTTTAGAGTATTCCTCGGCCATCTTGACGCTACGATCGACGAAGTCCTGCTGGGACTGGATCAGCACCTCAAGGGAGTGCTGCTGTACGTCGAGGTAGGAGAGGTTGCGCTTACGGCTTCCGGCAAGCCACCCGACGAGTCCGGTGAGTGGCGAAGCCAGCACACTGATGAGAGTGATCCAGTCCATGGTGATGATATATTAAGTACTAGTAGATGATTTGACAAAGGGTAGTAGGTACTACCGAGAGGTCTCATAGAGGGCATATCCCTCCCTCAGAGCTTTCTCATCGGCGGGCTTGCCACCCTCGACGAGGGTGATCGCCCGCGCGAGGTCCTGCATCACGCGACCGCAGGGGTCGAGGGGGTCATCCGGACCCCACCCTGTGGCGCGACAGACACTGCGGATGTAGGAGCGGGTAGAGTTCTCCGTCGGCGGAGCATACCGCCCGATGATCCCGCGGATGGTCACGAGACCCTCGCGGATCATATACCTCTCGAGGATGACGAAGAGCGCCCTGTAGCCCCACTTGGGGGACTTGAAGGTGACGAAGCCCCTGTCCGGGGGCGGCAGCACCTGCCCTCTCCAGCGGTCGGAGGTGAGCCGGATGTTGCCGGGATTGTTATTTCGCTCCGAGCGGGTCATGGTCACTTCCCGGTGGGCGTAGCCTCTCCGGCGATGAGTGCACGGACGCCGAGGCCATCATGGCGGAGGAGTGATCCACCGGCACGAACGAGGAAGCCGACCACATCACCATAGTAGGTGGGAGTCTTCTCCTCCTCGAAGAGCTCAGTCTCACCGAGGGCACGGCTTACCATAGTCCTCTGCCAAGCGAGTCCGAGGATACCACCGGGGAGGGTTGCACGCTGCATCACCTCAAAGCCTGCGATGTGTCCGACGATACCCTTGGAGGCATCGGCACAGGCGAGGAAGGCATTGGACTGGGCATCGGTGAGGCTCTGGATAAGGTCGGAGTAGGCCTCAGCAGAGAGCAGCAGGACACGTCCCTCGAGGGGAACCTTGTCCTGACTCAGGGCGAGCTGAAGGGCGAAGGCATCCTTCTGCGTGATCTTGGCACCCTTCGTCTTTACCTTATGCTCCTGAGAGGTGGGGGTCCAGGCGGTGAGGATGTCGTTGGCGATCTTGTCGTGCAGAGCACCTCGAGAGGCACCGATCACACTCTCACGCTTGGAGTAGGAGAGCTCCACCTGGTCCGCATGAGGGATGCGGATCGGGTCGGTGGTATACTCGTGCAGCTGATACTCGAGGTCGATGTCGGTACGGGTCGATACCTGAGCCGGGTAGACGGTGCGGTCCTTCTCCACACCGGGAGCAGCGCCGGCATTAGGCACGTGGACGGTACGGTAGTTCACGAAGTCAGAGTGATCCACCGATCGGGAGAGGAAGCTATTGTCAGCAAATAGTCCCTCCTGGATGGAGGTAAGCCAGATTTCTTTCTGTAGAGGCATGGTTATATTTCGTTAGTTAGTTATTGGTGCCAAACTTCGCCTTGTACTTCTCGGCATAGGCGTCGGGGTCGGTGGAGCGGAGCTCGGCGAGCTTGCCGGAGCGGTCCAGCTCATCCCAGGAGAGGGCCGCGAGGGACTTGTCCCTCCGCTCATCGGCCTGCCGGTCGGTCAGTCGCGTGGCGACGGAGGGGCGGTCAGGCAGGAGCTCCGCGAAGTGGACAGCCTCCTCGGGAGCGGTGTCGTAGAGCTTGCGGAGGCTCTTGGACTGCTCCTCGGTGAGGACACCGTCCTCGAGCGCTCGGGAGGTGAGGGTCTCGAAGTGCTCCAGGCGCGCCTGAGCCTCGGCCGCCTCGCGCTCCTTCTTCTTCTCGAGGAGGGCGGAGAGCCGGGTCTCCAGCTTCGTCATCTGCTCCAGCTTGTCGGAGAGGGTCTCCAGCACCTTCTCCTCCGTGGCATCGTCGGAGAGGGAGAGGAGAGCATTGATCTTCTTGGTCATAGATGTATTACTTGAGTGAGTGGGTATGGTGTCAGTGAGCTGTAGGATGGTGGAGTAGTCCACCTCCTCCACCCTCCTGCCGTCGGCATCATAGAGGGCGAGGGCGTTGTGATTGGCGGGGATGTTGCAGATCGATGCCTCCCTCAGGGACCAGCGGGTCACGGTCGGCTCGGTCTGCCCCTCGAGGTAGGTCATCGGGTCGGAGGAGCACTCCTCCACCCAGGCACCGACGGAGCAGGCGCTGAGGTAGCCGCTCTCGACCTTGCGGGCGATCTCCCCCGCGCGCTTATCCTCGAGGTCAAAGTCCGCCTCGGCGAGGATCCTCGTCCCCTCCACGCGGACATTCGCCCACCTGCCGATGGGCATCTCCCGGTCATCGTGATTGTAGAGCATCACGGGATTAGCCCGAAATGCCGTGAGGTCAGCCCCGGAGGTCAGCATCCGGAAGCCGTAGGTATTGACCGTCTCGTCGTGGAGGATAAATGTCTTCATTGCGCCTGTAGTCATGGGTTGTGGGGCAAAGATGCACCCCCGGGGAGGCGTTTTGCAAAAAGTGTAGGCATTTTGCCTACTTTTCGTTCATCCGGGGGGCATACGACGGCCGCCCGAGGGTCTCACGACTCCCGGGCGGCCTACATAAGTAGAGAGCAAGAACTTACTAACAATCGTCTCCCTCCTTATCGTAACACTATATTATTCACATGCAGTCATTACGCTTGTATGGCTTCTTCCGCGTCTCGAGCCACGTCTCCGCCACCCTCAGGAGTCGGTAGTAGGTGTCTAAGCTCATCGGGTAGTATGGATTGACATGTAGGCGCCAGATGCGCTTCAGGCTCCTATCCTGCCGGCCCGGCTCGTAGTATCTCCGCGTGATGCCGTGGATGATCAGAGCCTTGCGGAGCGTGTTCTCGTGGTGGGACATCTTTCCAATTAGGAATTAGGAATTAGGAATTAGGAATTAGGAATTAGGAATTAC